ATTTATCATTGTTCTACTACTGTTAAAGAAAGTTACAAATTCATCTAATAATTTAGGGTCGCCAAATTCTTTTAATTTGTCTTTTATTTCATTAAGCTGTGTTAATGTTTTTGCTGAACCATCTTCATTAGGTGCAAAGGCTTCTTTATAAATTGATTTTACAGTATCATCTTTGTATTTAGCTTCTTTTCTAATTTGGTCTGCTTCAATAGCTTCTTTTTTAACTATTAATGATAGTTTAATATCATCAATATCACCTGTTTTTCTATCACCTAATGTACCTAATTTTTTACCATCTTTACTTAAACCCATATCAAGATTTAAAATTGCTTCAGCTCTTTCTATTTCTTCAATAGTAGTTGCAGTTTTAATTAAACCTTTAACATCAGCTTTAATAACTTCTATTAAATCAGAGTTAGTATAAAAAGCATTAGATTTAGAAGAACCACCAGTATCAGGTACGTTTGATACATTTAGGTTTTTCCACGTTTCAATATATTTATCTAAAGACGTATTTGATAAAATAGTTCTACCTTCTAACAGTTTATTTTCTTGTGCAAGTGCTGACCTAGCGTTTGCATCTTCTTCAGCTAATACTTTTTTAAATCCATTAAATGTAGAACTAAAACCTGCAATTTGAGATTTATCCATACTTTCAAAATCAGGAAGATATGGTTTAATAAATAATTCTAATGATTGTGAAGTATCTTCAATATCATAATCCCCAATGTTTTCTTTTATTTTATTAAAAACTTCGTTTGCTTGTACTTTACCTACATGAAATTTTGTAGTGGCATCAATGTATTTACCACTTAAATCTGGGTGTTTGTTTGCTAATATTTCTGCTTGTATGTCTTCAACTTTTTTACCAGAAGAATATAATTTTTGAATTTTATCTATAGCTTCATCTTTTTCTCTATCAATCCTAGTGTTTTCTGCATTCTGAATTAAATAACCTGCGTTATCTAATGATTTTGCTAATCCATCTGATTGAGTATTTGTGTAAACTCTGCCTGTACTACCTAAACCATAATATTTACCAGTTGCTTGTTTTTTATATGTAGCCATTATTTCTTCGCACCTTTATTAGTTTGATTTTTTTGGTAAGCATCATAACTTACTGCACCAATCTCTAACATTAATCCTGTTCTTGAAGGGTCTACTGGAGAACTTAAACTGTTATACCCTTTATGAAGATTAGCGTATGCTTCTGTTTGTTGATTTTGGAATGTTTGGACATCTTTGTCGTAATCACTGGTAATTTCAACCCAGTCTTGGTCAAACAAATATCCTATTGATTGGACTATTTTTACGTTATTACCTGCACCTAAATTCATTAATTCTGAAGTTTGTGCATTCTTTTCAAATTTAGATTTAATTTCTGCTTTTTTCTTTTCTCTATCTGCATTGACCTTTTCTTGGTCAATTTTATTCATGTCATGTAAATAACCTCTATCAAAGCCTCTTCGTGAAGTTTCATTATCTCTTCTAATACCTTTATTAATAGCTTTCTTTTCTCTGTAACCTTGAACTAAACTAGCGACTTGAATAGCCGCACCAATGTTACACATTAATTATTTACCTCTTTCATCATTAATAAAAATGGCATCTTACCGACACCGAATTTTCCTATTTTTTCTTTTGGTTCAAATCCTAAAAATTGTAACCATTTTAATGCTTTCCAATTTCTTTCATCTACGAAATTGTAAACATATTTATAATCTTTACTCATTTGAGCTACCCAGTAAGGACACTCTTTAATAAATTGCTTTACATGTTTAAAAAGTTTTTCACTAGATAGTAACCAAACTACTCCATACTCTTCTAATTTAGTTGGAGAAGAACCAAACATACCAATTACACCTTCGCTTTCAGTTCCTACTATTGTATAAATTTTAGCTTTCTCTTCTGTAAAAGGTAAGACTAATGCTTCTAATGGCGTTACACCATCTGAAGCCATAATTTCTTTTCTATCACCTATTCTTACTCTAGGTGCTAATTCTAAACAGTCCGCTAATATAGCAGGACGTACATAATTTTCTTTAACCATTAAATCCTATTTGCTCTGTTATGATAATAACCTTCAACTTCTGCACCTGCGACATACATAGGTAAGTGAGAAGATGATTTAATATCTAATACAAACTCTGTATTTTGTGCTTGTACTGGAACTCTTAATGTTCCTGAAGCTATAGCAGGTTGTCCAACAATAGATGAAGATGTACCAATGACATATCCATTCATTATTGAAGTTGATTTATCTCTGTTTGTTGGAGTTACTTCTACTTGAAAGAACCCACTGTTTTCAAAATTAAATAATATATTTCTAATTTGGTATCTACCTGTAGTAATAGCCACTAATCCTCTACCAGTGTTTTCTCTAATATAAGGAGTAGATAATCTGTATTTACTTTCATAAGGCACACCAATAAATAATGATGTGTGATTACCTTTTATTGTGTAAGTAGACCCACTTGTATTTGTAGCTGTGTAGTTGTTTCCATTTGTTTTATCTACAGCTAGTAATCCAGTCTTTGCACCATAAGGTGATGTAAACGTAGTTAAATCTGTTGTAGAACTATACGTTCCTGTAACTGAAGTTTTAAGGTCAAGATAAACTCCATGACCTATTGTAGTATCTTTTAAATTTCTTAAATCTAGTTTAAATAATTTTGTAGTAGTACCTTCAGAAGCTAATACATAAAGATAACTTTCTAAAGACATTACACCTATAATTTTTACACCTGTAAATGTCCATTTAGACCAAGCGTTTTGTACTTTTTCTCCACCATCAAAGAAATATTTATAAATAACCATTGTACTAGCATTTGTAGCTGAAGCTGTACCTGCGTATGGTGCAGTTTGTGTGTCTGCTGTATCAGAAGATAAAAATACTAATGTATCTTCTGTTGTATTACTTACAATTTGATAAGTATTAGATGGAATTAAATTTTGTACTGATACACTTATATCTAAACCATCATTTGTTAACGTGTCATCATCAGCAAAATATTCTCTTATTGCAGTGTTGTTTGTTCTTGCTTGTGCAAAGTAAGCAAACTTACCTGCTGAAACTGGTGTTACTTTATCATCATGTTCAAATGAAGATACTTCATTAAGTATAGCTGTTGTAGGTGATATACTTTCACCTGAACTATCTAATTTATATTGTGCTGTGTCAGAAAATAATAATAAACTTTCATTAAATCCTACAGAATTTTTAAGTGTATTAACTTGTGTACCTGAAGCCGCTATATCAATAGGGTCAGTGTCTAAAACTTGTGTAGATGTAGTTGCAAAATAATTAAAGAAAGAAGCATTTTCTGTTAATACTAAATTTTCTCCTGATAATATTCCTAACCTATTTTTATAAAAAGTAAGATTATTAATTTTTTTACCAACAAAAGTTGGATTAGGATTTGTTTCTGCATCACCACATACTCTATTAGTCCAATCTAATTCTTGAAAAGTAAATGTACCATTATTATTATTAACCAATGCGTGTGGCATTGTAGAATTAGTTAATCCTAAAGAAGTTGCAGGTGCAATAGTTTCATTCCATACACCAGACTTACCTGTAAATTTAACATAGTAGTCTGATAATGTATCTCCTTCTTCACCAGTAATTTTTAAAATAACATCTTTTTTTCCATAAAAAGGTAATTTACTAAAATCTTGTATTTCATCTCTAATGGCATACATAGCTGTGTTACCAGAACCATCAGATGAAGTTATTGTATAATCAGCTAGTGTGTTAGGTGATGAAACTGTACCTGTAGGTTTTCCATAAATAACACTATCAAATGCTTCAAATGCAAAATGAGATGTTATGCCTGAATAATTTGCTAATCCTTGTGAACTAGATAAAGTTGCACCTGTATCAGTTCTAATTGTTTTAAATCCAATACCATTAGCGGCACTGTCCCAATGTGAACTAGATGTTCCATATAATAATATATCTGTAATTTTGTTTGTATCTCTAAATTTACTATCAGTAGACGCATCATTACCTGAAGGTAATTGAAACACTACTTCATGTTCATAAGACATGTTAGGGTGATTTAAAGCTATTTTATATTCTCTACCATAGTTTGTAAGTTTACAAACAACTAAAAATTCTTCTACTTTAGCCGCAGACGTTGTAGAATTTTGCGTTACAGTAGTATTTGTATTAGCTATAAAAGTGTAATCAGCAATGTTAACTAATTTAAAATTTTCTTTAGGATTAGTAGAAGTTAAATAACCTGAACCACTTGCAATAGTAACAGTTTTTTCATTACCATCTAAATCAAATACTTTAATTCCACCATTGTATAATGCTATAATATATTGATTAGAAGCATCTCTTTGTATTGACCAAAATTTTGTTTTATTAGAATAGATGTTTGAAGCGTCTATTGTTTTTACAAAATCTAAAGGTGGTCTTTTAGATAAACCATCTACTAGACCATTCTGTAAATTAACTTGGTCTGCTCCTTGATTTAATCCTCTTTGAGTAGGTGTCTGTTGAGACATTCCATTCAAAAAGTTAGGAATAGATTGGGAAACAACTGCACCCATAGCTAGTAGTTCCTTCTAGTAGGTCTATGTATTATAGAAAATGTATTACTATCACCTTCAAGAATATTTATATCAGCTTCTTGGCTATCTGCTTGATGAAAAGCCATCAATGCTTCATTTTCATCTTGACCAATTAATTGTGTAATTTCTTTATCACCAACAAATCTTGCCGCAAATCTTCTAGCCGCTTTCATTGTAATATATTGTCTAGCGTATTCTGGTAAATGTTCAAATTGTTGTACTAAAACTAAATCAACTGAAGCAGGTGCATCAACAAATACATCTGTATGCTTATCCATATCATATAGAAAGCCATTTCTTAATGTATAGTTTATATATCTGTGTTGGGAATTTGCGTCAACTTTTACGCAGTTTGCAGGAAGGGGAACTTTATTATTACTATCTAAAGTTAAAGATGTGTAATTAACATGTGAGTTAAAATTCCACCCTTGTGATTGAATAGACATAGATGTTTCATTTAAAATATTTTTTGCTGTACCTACATCAACTGTAGTAGTTCCAGTGATACTGTTTACTGGTGCTTCTCCTATTGTAGAAAGCATTATGTTTACAGCTTGTAATTCACTTGTGGGTGTAATTTGTGTTGTCATCTGTGCCTTTGTATTAAATTTTATTTGAACACAGGGCGAGTTGTCTGTGTTAACCTCGCCCTATGTAAGTAAAAGCGTACTATTATTATGCCGCTTCTTTTATACCGACTGCCGCTTCTGGTCTTAATACACCATGACCCATGCTGTATTTAGCTACCATTAACGTACCTTGTCTTCTAATGTCGTACTCTTTTTCAACAGCTAAATCCATTAGCTTAACAGTTCCTACTGCTGAAGGGTGAGATACAAGAGCAACAAAGTTTCGTAGGTCTACCGCTTGTGGGTTAGAACCACCATTCGTTGCTGAACCTTGTGCAACACCAGAGTTGACTTGACTGTCAACAAAGTGTGGTACAGGTACTAATTCAATACCTGCAATTTTCATCACTTTTCCTGAAGCGATACCACCATTAGCATTACCAGTGAAGTCAACATTGACTGCATTAGTAGCGTTTGCTAATTTGTAATATTCTTCAAGTCTCATAAAGCATTTTCTGCCTTCTGAAGGAACGTAGTTTGCATCAAGCTCTTTAGCCGCCGCAAAGATTGCATCAATCATTGCGTTAGCCGCAGTTGCGTCTGTAGCAGAAGCAATGCCTGTGTTTACTACGTTAGTTGTAGCGTCTCCGCCTGTAACACTAGCAGAAGCTAGTGATGCTTGACCGATTGTTTGTAAGATATGCTTATCTTTTTGGAAAGATAATGCTCTACCCATTTCAGTAGAGTACGCACTTCTTACGTCCCAATGCGATTTAGCTTCCTCAATATTTGAAATAAATACTGAAGATATTAAAAGGTCATTAATTGTAATAACCTTTTCGTTTGAGTTAACTGCAGAACCTAATATT